ATGAGTTGCGTAAAGAAGCCATCACCGAAGGTTGGTCTGTTAGCAAGTTCAACGAACGTGCTCTGGAAGTGATCGGAGAGCGGAACCAGAATGCTCGTGTCGAGTCTCGGCACGATGGTGAAGTTGACCTGTCTCCGCGGGAACGGCAGGAATTCTCCCTGGTTCGTTTGATGGACGCGATCAGCAATCCTTCAGATCGAGCGGCTCGCAACCGTGCTGGCTTCGAGCTGGAAGTGTCTGCTGAAGCCCAGCGGGGGTTCGGTGGCGACTTCAAATGTCGTGGCGAGTTTGTTCCGACCAGTCTTCTGGATGGCGGAATGCTCGAACGGACTCTGTCAGCCGGAACAGCCACCGACGGTGCCGAACTGGTAGCGACCAACCTGTTGGCCGGTCGATACATCGAAATTTTCAGGAATGCCTCCGCTGCCATGCGGGCTGGTTTGACGATGTTGCCCGGTCTCGTCGGAAACGTTGCAATTCCTCGTCAGACGTCGGCAGCAGCGAGCACCTGGATCAGCGCCGAAGACGGCGACGCGACTGAGAGCGAACCGCAGTTCGACCAGGTGACCCTGTCGCCTAAAGATCTGGCGTGCTACACCGAAGTCACTCGTCGGTTGCTTCAGCAGTCCACTCCGGCGATCGAAGGCATTGTCCGTCGTGACCTGGCAACGGCTCAGGCGCTTGGTATCGACCTGGCGGTTCTGTACGGTTCTGCTGCCAGTGGTCAGCCGCGTGGCATCGTAAACCAGACAGGCATCAATACGAAGGACCTGGCAGCCGCCGATCCGACTTATGCCGAGCTGGTTGAGATTGTCAAGCTGGTCATGGAAGACAACGCGCTCACCGGTTCGCCGACTTGGATCATTGAAGCGAACGGTTGGGAAGCGCTGTCGACTACGCCTAAGCAGGCCAGCGGCGTGGAAGGCAACTTCATTCTCTCCGACACCGTTAACCGCATTGTCGGTTATCCCTACATAATGTCCAACCAGGTTACCAACGAAGATTATTTCTTCGGTGATTTCAGCCAGGTGCTGATGGGCGAGTGGGGCGGCTTGGAAGTGAACGTTGACCCGTACACTCACAGTCTGAAAGGTCGTCTGCGGTTTGTGACCTTCAAGACTGTCGATGTAGCGGTTCGACAGCCGACCGCGTTCTGCTACGCTAACGACGCGATCGTTCCGTAATGGCGATCGGGTCTGACAGCGGACTCGGGCGGGGCTTTGTTGCCCCGCCTTCTACCCGTTCTGTTCGGATTTTGAAACTGACGGGAATCAACGGCGTCTTCGTGAAAGCTGGAGAAGTCGTAGAAGTAACAGAAACAGACGCGAGACTGTTAGTGGGAAATAGTCATGCAGAATACTATGAAGCCCCGCCAAAAAAGCGCAACGTAAAAAAGACGCCAAAGAATCGGATGGTGTCTGAGGACGAAATGGAAGATCGTGACCTTTCAGAGTGATCAGCTCCAGTGCGCAAACAGTATTTATGACTTGGCAGGCGTTCGGGCTTACTACCTGGAACGAGATGCCACTCGGACTTGCCCTGTCACTGTGATCGTTGATTACGACTTGAACCAGTGGGGTGATGTTGCCGAGATTTACGGTAAAAGTGCAGTGATCACTGTCCGAGTATCGGACGTTGCTGAACCTCCGCGTCAGAGAGACACCTTTGAGATCGCCGAAACGGAGCGGGTTTTTATTGTCGACCGGGTGCTACTATCGGATGACGTTGAACATACGGTTCTAGTGACATGAGTGTCCAGTATGAAATCAAAGCCGACAGTGATCAGGTTCAGGAAGCCCTAACCTATTTCAAATTTGTTGGCGGAAATACAGACCGGGCCGTAAGCATCGCCATCAATCGATCTCTCGGTCCGATTCGGACGAAAGCCAGTGAAGCAATTCGTACGCAGGTTCGTCTGAAGGCCGGTTACGTAAAGAATCGACTGGTCATCACTAAGTCCACTCGCCGGACATTGAGTGGGTCTATTAAAACGCCTTCCCGCGGCATTTTGATGACTAAGTATGTGACTGACACAGCCATCTCTAACGGTAGTGATGGTCCGTGGCAAGGGACTGCACCGCCCGCACCGCCCCGCGGGATCAGAGTGAAGATTAAACCGAGCGGCGGAACGTTAAGCATCTCGAGTGATTCAACAAAACCGACGCCGTTTTACATGAAGTTCAGAAACGGTTATCTTGGCGTCGTGCGTCGGAAAACCAGTGATGAGATAACAGCGAAGTCTCCGGGCGCAGTTAAAGTTTACAAGTCTCCAAGTCTTTCACAGGTGTTTAATACTGTTCGGGAAGAGGTTTTACCGGAAGCGGGAACCAGGTACCAGAAAGAACTGATCGATGCCATGAACTACGTTCTCAAGCAACAGTACCCGCCGGAGAGTTAAGTGCCAACCAGTGTGCGAGAACAAGTGATCGCGGCTATCATCACAGCAACCGGTGGCGAGTACGGCGTTCCAGCACCTGAAAGCGAGAGAGACCTTCCCATTACCATTGTGGAAGATGGCTTAGAGGAAGCGTCAACAGACGCTTACGGATATACAAACGTTCTGATGCCCGTCGCGATAGGAAAGGCGGAGGCTGCAACGTCTAGTGAAAAGGACACTATGCGGCAGCAAGCCAACGAACTCCTGGCAGGGATCATTACAACGATGTTCACCGATGAAACATTCGGTGGGCTGGCTGACGGTGTTGAATATAACAGCGGCAGCATAGCGACTGAGGTCGGAAAGTTTTGCTTTGCCGAAGCTCAGTTTACTGTCCGGTACCATACGGTGCGCGGCGACCCATATACAATCGACGAAGTGTGAGGAACTAACCATGGGACAACCCATTCTCAGATATGAGTCTGGCCAGACCGCATACGCATTTGAAGAGATGACGGACAGCGGCGACCAGACAACTTTTAGCGCGTCTTTTTCCCCGATCTCTCGGGCGTCAGGCGCAACGGCTTCAATATGCCCTTACGGCGTCAAGACCGGGTTTGCTATTACGCCTGGTTCAAGCAACGATGAGGTGGACGTTGCTGCGGGAACGCTTTGCGCACCTGGTATGACTGGGGCAGACGCGAACGGCGACGTTGCCATTAGTGCTGCCAGCGGGGTCAGTATTACTCGCGGCCTGACAACCGACACCCACAACATAACTTCGATCACCGTCGATTCTACGGGCACGGTCACCGCCGTTTCAGGAACAGACAGCACGGCGTTTTCCGAAACGCGCGGTGCTGCCGGTGGTCCGCCGCTCATTCCTGTCGGCTCAGTTGAAATCGGTCAGGTCCGGACGACTTCGGTGTCAGCTGCAATCGTGCTGTCTTCTGAGATCTACCAGGTGCCTGGCCTTCACCAAGAACGGTCAGACTATCCGGTCTATGACGTAAACTACGCCACCGGGGAGATCACCTTTGTGGACGCGCTGCCCACTATTCACACAGGCACCGTTCCCAAGAAGGTTTACATTAAGGGTTATACGCCGCTTTTTGCGCCGATTCCGAAAGTGTCTGACTGGGTACCTGCTGAATCAACCTACAGTATCAACTCCACCGACACCTACGACGGACCTGTTGGTAGTTCATCCAGCTCGTTAAACCAGGCCACGTTTACTGCAATCGTTCAAGACGGTATCACTGACAACTTCATCTCGAAGAAAGGTGATAATATCTGGTTCGAGTTTAGGCCTGATCGGGACTTGACTGTTCCTAAGCAGCTGACTCAGGGCATCTTTGGTATCTCCCGCACCTACCCCGCAGGTGGCGGCAGTTTCAGCGCGTCGTGTACGGTAACGCCGGAAGACGCGACTGTTGACGTCGCCTCTTAATGGACTTAGAACGTTTTCTGAACTCTGCTTTTTCGCTTAGGGAGGAAGCAGTTAAAGTTCCGGAATTGCGGAACGTTCTATTTGACCAAGGAGAAAAAGCGGAGTGGGTCGTGCGGGGACTCACTGCCGCTGAACTCGGTCGAGCGGAAGAAGCGGCTTCACGAAGACCTGAAGACGTCAAAGCGATCGTGACAGCGCTTGCAGGATCAGGCGACAAAGCAGAAGCCATTCAGCAGATGCTTGGAGTGTCTGGCAAAGACGTTCCGGCAGACGTCTCCCGACGGATTGAGCTTTTAGTTGCCGGGTCTGTTTCTCCTGAGCTTTCGGCGGATAAACGAGACGTCGCTGTTCGGCTGGCGGAAACTTTTCCGACAACTTTTTACAAGTTGACAAACAGTATTTTGAGCTTGACGGGCCGAGGTGCTGAACTGGGAAAGCGGAAGCCCTCTGGGAAAACCCAGAAGTCCGCCAAGTAGTCTATCTGTGCGGAGCCCACGGACGCTTTGTTTTTGAAGCTCGCCCGGACTTGTTTCCAGAGGGTTATTTAACGGAAGTCGAGACCTCGCTCTGGGGCTTATACTATGGAGAGCGCGAGCGGATGAGTAAGGTGAAACACCGTGGCTGACGCCCAGAAAACAATCGATCTGGTTTTCAACGGAGTTGATAAAACCGGGGCGGCTGTTCAGTCTGTTATTGGTAACACTGAAAAGTTTGCTGGTAGTGTCCAGTCGGCGACGCAACCCATAGCGGATTTCACTTTTGCCGCTTTGAAGTTCGAAGCGGCCGTTCTAGCAGCCGGCACCGCAGTCGTTGGGTTCGGCATTAAAGCGGCCGACACCTTCGACACGGCGTTCGCTGAAATCACGACGCTGTTTGATGCGCCGACAGAAGACATTGCTGCCTTCCGGGAGGAACTTTTTCAGTTCGCGACCACAGAGTCAAGTTTTTCTCTAGACCAGGTTACGTCGTCCATTTACGCCGCAATCTCGGCCGGTACCGATTACGCTGATTCTATTGACACCGTTCGAAACGCAGAACAATTAGCGATCGCCGGACGAGCAGACTTGCAAGAGTCGCTCGTTGTCCTAGTTTCTTCCCTGAACGCCTACGGCGCTTCAAGCCAGGAGGCGGGCCAGTACGCAGATTTTCTCTTTCAGACGGTTCGTGATGGCCAGACCACGTTGCCTGAGCTGGCCAGCAACCTTTCCAAAGTTACCCAAACGGCCGCCGGCGCCCAGGTGCCGTTTGAAGAGGTTCTTTCCGCGATCGCCGCGCTAACCGCCGCCGGTGCGCCAACGGCGCAGGCGGTTACGTCGATCAACGCGGCAATCAACGCCATCATTAACCCCAGCACCGGCGCAGCGCAGGCAGCCAAAGCGCTGGGCATTGAGTTCAGTGCCAGTCGTCTGGCGTCGGCCGGCCTAGCAACTGTCCTTGGGGACGTGCAGCGGGCAACCGGCGGCAACGTTGAAAAGATTGGTGAACTGTTCGAAAACACTCGAGCTCTTAGTGGAGTCATAACACTAACGGGGACCGGGGCAGAGAAGTTCACCAGTACCCTGAACAACATGGCAAACAGTTCGGGCGCTGTTTCCATTGCCTTTCAGAAAATGTCAGGCGACTTAGGTCTTGCAGCGCAGCGAATTTTTAATTCCTTCCAGGGCGTGCTGATCAACCTGGGAGAACCGTTTCTCGACGAGGTTGGGTCAATCGCAGACGGGATCGCGAGTATCTTTAACG